GTTTGTGTACCTTTAACTTCAAGGTCGCCAGTAATTACAACAGTGCCTCTTGGGCTTGCTGCTCCGCTGGTGGTATCTAAGTAGATTGTGCCTGTGTCGCCATTATCTACTACAATTCTGTAGTCACCGTCTGTTACTCTTAATACTTTTGACATTCTTTTATCCTAGTTAAAAAGTATGGGGGAACTTAATCCCCCAAACTAATCTTAGTTAGCTTCAAATACGTCTGCGCCAGCTTCAACTTGTGTTACTGTGCCTGCACTTGTGTAAGCAGTGAATCCACTTGTGTCAACACCAATTGTAAATGCTGTTGCACTAGTCTTAGTAATTGTATATACTAAGTCGTTAAGCTCAACCATACCAACTACGCCAGTAATTCTTACTCTGTCGCCGTTAACTAGTAGATGCGGTGCTGTACATGTAACTGCACCCGGATCTGCTGCTGTACATGCGTTCATTGTTGATGCTGCAACTTCTGATGCATCGCCAGCTTCTTCTATCTGAGCTGCACCATCGTCTGTAGCAGTACTAAAGTTCCAACCAATAGTTGCGTTAGTATCCATGGTCATTTTGCGTCCTGCAATTTTATTAACTTGACGTACAGTGCCGCCATCGTCTTTAATTACAATACTCATTTCGCCTGCTGCAACTGCGCCAGCTGCTTTGTCTACTAAGAAACAATCTTTTTCAGTTACGCCGTCTGTGCAACGGAATTTCTTTGATCCAAGTTGCTTAACAATATAACCGTTTACTGATGAAGTTCCGTTATGAAACTGTACTTTAATTTCGCTGCCGCCTGCTGTAGGTGCTCCGAAAAATCTTTTGTTTAGTGGTCTTCCCATTTGTTTTTCTCCTTTAAAACGTTCTAGGTTTACGCAGTGGGTCATTTCTGCATAAGTCCGCAAAGTGCGGCACGATTAATGACACAAGTATTTATCCGAAACAAGAAAAGGCTAGTGCAAAAACACTAACCTTCTTGTACTGCATGTATGGAGCGGGTAAGGAGAATCGAACTCCTGTCTTTAGGTTGGAAACCTAAGGTCTTACCATTACACAATACCCGCATAATAGGGTGATAGGTTGGGATTAATGATTACCAACAACTCCTTATCAACTCATTTCAGTTATCGGAGCGCCTAACATCGAACCGTTAAGTCCAAAATCTATATCTTCGTATCTCTACGCTCATACAGTCCTACTACAGGTGTTAGCCAAGTTCACAACGTTGCAGTTGCTTGTTCCTTGCACTATCATAACAAAGGATATCTCCTAGCTATGTATATATAATAGCACTGATAAGAACGTCTGTCAACCATTTAATTAAAAAAAGTCATAAAAAAACAGGACCCGTAGGCCCTGTTTTTATTAACTATTGTAAAGTTTACTGGAAACTTACGTTAGCTGAGTTAGTTGACAAGTCAACTTTAGCTAGATAGTCAGCAGCGTTACCCAAAGATGACGCTGTGTTGTTTAGCTCGACATAACCATAACGTGTCATGAACGAAACAACTGGCTCAAAGCTAGACGGATCAAGTACAACGCCTGAGCTCATTAGCGGGATGTATGGGCAATAGAATGCCGCTGCATCTGATTCGCTTGAACCTTTATATCCAATAAGGATATCAGAACTATCTGCTGCATATGTGTTAACATATACTTTCATTGCATTGTTCAAAGTACCAACCATCTTAGTGTTAGTTGGAGCTTCAAATGTGCCTTCAGTTGTTCTTGCGAACGCAGAAGTTGTAGCAGATTGTAGAATTGTTAGTGCAAAAGGACTAACAACAGCCCAGTTACCTGCGCCTCTACGTGTACGCTGAGCGATCTTGTTTGCTTCACGGTTGATTAGAACAGCTAAAGCAGCATGCTCGTCACCAACGAAAGTAGCAGTACCACTAACAGTTGCTTGGTTATAAGTAGAACCGGCTGTACCAGCAAGTGTACTTAGCGATGCTAGTACTTCCTGGTCGATCTCAGCAGTAATCTCTTGTGCAAGAGCTGCCATGATTTCCGCTTCAACATCAATACCATGCATTGATTGTGCGTCTTGAGCAGCTTCAAAAGTCCAACGAGCTGATAGCTTGCGTGATTTTGCTTCTACTGTTTGCTTCAAGATTTGGATGCTTAGTTTATTACCTGCTTCGCCTTCTAGTGCAGCAGTTGAAGCTGCTTTACCAGTAGTTGCGCCTGAATAAGATTCAGCAATCTTGAATGGCGATAGTGCTTCTTCGCCTGCTGTTGCGCCACTTGCGCCAGCATTAAACGTGTCCGAATAACGAACTCGTAGTGTGTGGATTTGTCCCACTGGGCCTGTCATAGGCTGAACACCAACTAACTCGTTAGCGATAACGGTTGGCATTACACGTCTGATGACCGGTAAAATAACTCTGTTAAGAGTTGCGACATTGCCAGCTGACGTTGCGCCTGCACCAGCAGATTCACTTAAATACTTGCGAGTATTTTCTAGTGTAGTTGCCATTACAGCTTTCTTGGTGCCTGTTAGGCCCTCAAGAAGTGCGTTTTTTGTATCAGACCAGCGGCTTTCTAGTAGTTCCGACATAGTTTTCTCCTTATTTTAAACCAGCTAAACGACGAATGTCAACGACATTATCATCTTGCATTGAACTAGTGTTTGTTTTTGTTGTAGTATTGTCTCTGTTGCCTGTAATTTCTTTTGCCTCTGATAAGACTGCCTTCTTTGCCGGAGTATTTCCATCAATCACTGATGGGAGGTACTTATCAAAAGATTTTTGAAGTCTATTGGTTTGTACTGATTCCAGTAAATCTGTCATGATCTCTCTTTGCCCTTTATTCAAAGGCTCCATTAAATCATTAAGTCTGTTTTTGCGTTCAGCAATTGCTGTGATACGCTTTACTTCTTGGCCTTTAGATTCTGCTAGTGTTTTTGCTTTTAGTGCAAATGCCTTCGCTTCAACTAACTGTTTGTCTTTAGTAACAACAACTTGCATTAATTTTGCAGTTTCTGAATTTTCATTCAGATGGCTTGTTGCATACTCTGAAGCAAAAGCTTCAAACATTTTACGACCAAAATCGTTGCTACGTGCAGATTGAATATCTTCTTTTAATGCGCCAATCTCTTTAGTAAGAGTTGATTCAACAATAGATGATACTTTAGCTGCGCTCTTTGCAATAAAGCTCTGACGAACTTCTGCAAATTTATTCTTAGCTTCTTTGATAAGTTTTACCTTAGTTTCTGCTAAGTCTTTCTTGTCTTCGTGGAATTCTGCAATTTCAGTTGCAAGTGCATCTACGATGAAGTTCTCAAGCATACTGAACTTATCAGCAATTGCTTTTTGATCTTCATGCAATTCAGAAACTTCTTTTACTAGTGACTCAGATACAAAGCGTTTTAGTAGATTTGCATTTTCACGCATTGCTACTCCGTACTTTGCTTTTGCTTCAGCTAGCTGTTTGCGATCATCTGCAAACTCAGCAATTTCTTCTGCAAGGCGTTCTGAGATCATAGAGTCGATAGCTTCAACCATAGTTGACTTATCGTGCTCGTACTTTTTAGCAAATTCTTCACGTAACTCAGCAGTTGCCTGCATTTTGTTTTCCTGAATCTTTTGCTCCCATGCGCCTTCGATGTCTGCACGTACTTCTTCAGAAACTACATCGTTTTCAAAAAGTGTTTTAAGTGCTTCCAACATATTTTTTTCTCCTTTTATTGGAGTCTGCTGATTATATTAACCAGAGATTCTTTTAAGTATTTTTGTGCCTTAGGATCGTGCTTTGTTGCCTGTGCCAATTCATATGCCTTCATTCCTCCACGTGCATTCATTAAATGCTCGTAGATTGCAGTAGGATATGCTCCAGGGGCGCTAGGCTGTGCCACCACGTCCACTGTTATTATTTCAAAGTCGCTAACGTTGCCGCTACCGTCTTCACTTACATTACCACTACCACGCGATGAAACTCCTAGTTTAACGCCGTTTTCCAACATTGTTTTAACTAGTTGCCCCATCGGAGTAGGTAGTATTTTTAATTTACCATAACCGTTATCACCTTCCATCCAAGTTTCGGATATCATGTGACTTACACGGTCTAAGTTTATATTAAGGCCTTCTGGATGATCAACTTCGCCAAGAACACTGTATCCACCCTCGATTTGCTCGCTGAGAGTTTTGACAGCCCTGCCAATTTCGTTTACAGGATACACACGCTGGTTAGCGTTGCGTACTCCGCCTTGTATCATGATACCTTTCATGTACAAGTCTTTTCCTTCGTTAGCAGACTCAACGACAATATTCGCTTGGTCGAAACTTAGGTGTTCTCGTAAGTGATTCATCTATTAGTTCCTTACTTATTTGCCAACAGTTGATTTCTTGTTGTCAGCAGTTTCGCCAGCGCCTTTTTTCTCTGCGCCATGGCCTTTAGTACCTTTTAGTGATTTTGATGCTTTACCGCCTGGTACGTTAACGTTACCTGCATTATCTTCTTTAGAAGTATTTGCAGCTAGTCCGCCTGTTGTACCTTTAGTGTCAGCTTCTCCGCCTTGTACTAAGTTTGATGCATCGCCGCCCATGTTGTTTGGCGTTGCTACTGATGACTTACCGTTTACACCGTTGTCACCCATTGATGCAGTTACTTTTTCTACATACTCACGCATTGTTTCAGTTTCTGATTTCTCAGCTTCTTCAACTTCTTCGTCAGCAGCTTCTTCAACTTCTTCGTCTGTTGTTTCAAAAGTAATTGCTTCTTCTTCTGGCTCTTCTTCAGCGTCCATATCCATATCCATAGGATCTTCTTCGCCGTCATCTTCGCCTTCGTCTTCGTCGTCGTCACCTGACATCATTTTTTCAAATTCTGCTTTTAGTTCGTCAAGTGCATCTTCTAGATCTTCTACACGATCTTCAACTTCGGCTTCGCCTTCTTCGCTATCCATATCCATATCCATAGCCGGTGCTTCGTCGCCGCCGTCTACTTCCATGTCGCCCATCATAGCGTCCATTGGATCTGCTTCAACTTCAAACTCGTCTAAGTTAAAGTCTTCGTCTAATTCTTCGTCATCAGACTCATCAACTTCTTCATCAGTAGTTTCGTCAACTTCTTCATCAGTAGTTTCATCTACTTCTTCATCAGTTGCTTCATCTACTTCTTCATCGTCTAGATCTGATTCTAATAGTGACTCGTATATGTCACGTGATTTCTCTACCACAATCTCGTGGAATAGTTCTTCAGCGCCTGCCTTGTCTTCATTGACAAGTTTTTCAAGCATCTGTTCAAATTTATTTTGATTTGCCATTTTTGTCTTCTCCTGTAAAAGTTATATACCTATGGTAAGGCTGTCAGTTGTATTTACTATATATAAGGATTATGGCATGATAATAGGCTCAAAACGAACCATTTAGGAATGAGGATACATTTTTTCAAATGTATCTACTATAATATGTTTAAGATTAACAATATTATTTAGCTCACTCGGAATAAAATTATCAGCTGCTATAACCCTTATGTACTGTGTATTAGTGTTTTCTTCAATAACATTTTTAGTTTGACGTAACCAATTACCGTAATACGTTGCAGTATCGCTACTACGTTTATAGTTATCAGTATCAGCATATATGTTATTGAAGTGCTTGCCTCCGTCTGTGCCTTGGTAATCAAATCCTAAAATATAGATAGTTGTATACTGTTGTTGACTAGCTAACCATAATGCAGTTGGTCCACTTGACCATCCCTTGCTAGGTTGAAAAAAATTAAATCCTTCCATCCTTGCAAATAGTTTATTAGGATTAGTCCATACTTGGTTTTTTCTTTGGTATCCACTATTAT